CGGAACCGCCTTCAAAGGCTCGATCACGTCGAAATCGGGCGCCGACGGCGCCTGCGCTTTCGCCGCGTCGGCGGCGTTTTGGAACAACGTATTGACCTGGGCGACCCACGAATCGAACACGTCGGCGACGGTATTCCCTTCGGCCCCATTCGTCCCGGCAATCGTCGTCGCCCCAGCCTGGACGGCCCGCCACAAGTTTTCCGGCGGGGCGGTCGGGGAAACTTGCGAAGCGGCGGCCCCTTGCATCGCATCGAGCGTGAGCCGGACGGGAGAGAACATGAGCTCCCGGATCTCCGACGTGGGATACATAACGCCGTCCGGCTTCTTCGGATTGCCGTCCAGGACGAGAATGCCGTTCTCCACAGTCACGTCGGCCAATTGGGCGTCCGGTTTCCAATTGCCCGGCAACTGCTGCCCCGCCGCCCGGACGAATCCCGTGACCGTGACCGGGGCATCGAGCGACGCCATTCCGAGCTTGATTTCGGTCTTCCCCGACCGCGCGTCAATCGTCGCCGGCCGGACACCCTGCCATTCCCGTTTCGGATGCGAAGCCGAATAGTAACGATAAGCCCCCGGCAAGGTCGCCGTGCTGATCGACGCCTTCTTGTCGGCGAGGATTCCGAGGAGGAACGACGTGGACGCCAGGTCGATGCGCCCTCCCGGGAACGACTTGGAAATGACCGAATGGATGAGCTTCCACAAAACCTTGATGTTCGACGGCTCCCCGCCGGGCGTGGACATTTCCTTTTCGAAATCGGACATGATGTTCAACGCTTGGGCGTCGAGCGCGGCGATGCCCGCATTCGTCTTTTCAATCTCGAGCAAAAGCATCGTCCTGGCATCGTCGTCCGTGACGCCTTCCAATTTCTTTTCCTGCTCGGCGAGGATCTTCTCTAACTTGTCCTTTTCTTTTTGGAGGTTGTCCTTTTGGGCCTTAAGGCTGTCCTGTTTAGCCGTCAATTCTTGTGGATCGAGAGAAATGTTATATTTGATTCCGGCAGGAATCTCGCCCGCGTCCCCTTCCCGTTCGGGATCGAATTCCGAGTCCCAAACAATAACGACGTCCTCAGCCCCTCCCTCGCCTTGCGGGAAAATGTAATTCGGACCGCCCTTCGCCCCTGGGACATGGGAAATGATCCCCTTGTCGAGTGCGACCTTAATGATGCCACCCAACCGTTTGGCATCGAGGTCGTACACGTCCCCGCCGAGCATGAGCAGGCGCGGGTCGAACCCTTCGGGATCGAGGGCCATGACCACGTTCGGGAATCCCGCAAGGGCGGGGCGCCCATTCGAATCGGCGATCGTGAGCGGACCGGGAGGTTGCATTAGGTCGGTCAGGTCGATGGCGTCGAGCCCGCTCTTGCTCGGGATCTTCGGGGCGAAGAACTTCGCCCGCTTGGCGACGAGCTGGAGGTTCGTCGTACACTGCCCGCCGAAGGAGAAGGAATGGCTGAAACCTTGGACGTAATAGAAGCAATCCAAATAGGGGATGTAGACCGGGTATCCGGGCCGGATTTCGGGCCGGATGGGGATCGTCACCGACGCCGACTTGCAGGCGGCGTTGACCACGTCGAGCCGGTTCATGGCGGCGAAGAACATGGCCGTCCGATTGTTGAAGTAGGCCGTCTCAAAATCGTGCGGACGCCAACCGTATTGAGCGACGAGCCGCCAGTCAATGTACTGCCCCTGGACGCCCCACTCGTTGTCCATGCCGCCCACGACCAGATTCTTGAACTGCCCGCTCTTGGCCGTGATGTAGGTCGCCTGCGGCTCCTTCTCGTCGAAATTGATGTTGATGATGTCCACGTCCTCGATCCGGTAGACGCGGGAACCGGACGTGTCGAGGTTCCACATGGGCGGCTTGAAGACGAAGTCGCCGTCCACGTCCTGGTAAAACTCGAACCCCGTGACCTCGCAGACCTTGTTGGCGATGTCGAGCTTGGACTCGTAGGTCGACTCGAAAAGGTTCGGCTGGCCCCATTGGGAAAGGTCGGACACGAACGCCTTCATGTCGACTAACGTTAGGTCCATCCCGGCCTCGCCGCCGGGGTTATAGACCCGAATCGCATCCGACGCATTCGGGGTCGTCGATCCCTTCGCCGCCGGGCCGGTGGAAAGGATGGCCCCGACCTTGCTCGCCCCCTGCTTGGGGTTGAACCGGGCCTTGAACTCGGCCATGAGCTCGGAACTGGAAGCGCGCCCGAAATAGGCCGCCTGGGCCGCGTTGAAAAGCTGCCCCGACGCCCCGTGCATGCGGAGCTTGATGAACCGGGACTTGAACCGTTCCTCCCAATACCGGGCGGAAATGGACATGAACGACTCCGACCCCCAGCTCGCCGTCTGGTTCGTCTTTTGGGACAGGGCGAACCCGACGCCGGCCGCCGCCGAGACAAAATCGTTGTGAAGATGCCAGATAATCTCGTAAGGGTGTTTGCCGGAATAATTGTGCCCGACGAGGGACGACTGGAGGTGGGAGTTTCGGGCGCGGGGGCCGAAAATCGAGGCGTTCGTCGAGACCTGTTGGAATTGCCAAAAGTGGAGCATCGACCCGCACTGGACGCTGATCGTCTGGACACCCCCGGAATAAGAATGCCCGACCTGGGTGACGACCCCGTGAAATGCCGGATAATACGGATAGGCGAAGATGTCCTTGAACTCAGCGTTCGTGTCGCCCTTTGAATACATCCCGGCGACCGGGAAGTAACCGCGGAAATAGAAGTGGACCTCGAGCCCGGGCCGGAAAACGAACTGGGCGTCGCGGGCGAGCGTGTTGTTGTGGTGGGTCGGGACCGAAAGGGTGAAGGAACCCGAACACGATCCCGGCTCGACACCGAAGTCGACTGAGACTTCCGTGAGGAATTCCTGGATGTTGATCTTCTTGTTGCACGTCGGGCAACCGGGGACGGATACGTCCCCGTTGATGTAGACGAGGGCGTCGGGGGTGTGCTGGACGACCTTTTGCCGCCCCATCCTCCAAGTCCCGACGTATGGCCTGTTTTCCAACGGCATGGTTCACATCCCAAAAGTCGTGGTCGGCGAAGACATGGTTTTCTTGTCAGGCCCCATCCCGAATGGCGAGCAAAAATCCGGATCGGCCTGGCCGACCGGCCGGTCCGCCGCCAACCCCCCACCTCCTCCACGCGCCGCGTCGGCGGCGTCCGAACTGGCCGTCCACGCGTCGTCGCCCAACGGCTGCTCCGGGACGCCCCCAGGGGCGTCCCGCCCCGTCCCGTCCTTCGACCCGCCCGCCGACCCGCCGGTCCACGACGAAGGGACCGTCGAACCGAAAAAGTCCGTCGCCGACGCCCCGCGGTTGTCGCTTTCGACCTGCCCATCGGACTCGATGCGCCCCTCGCCCATGTTCCACTGCCAATGGCCGGGACGTCGGGAACCCCCCCCGCCGGACCCGTAACGAGGGTCGGACAAGCTGGGAATGGGGGCCCTGAGCGGCAGGACGTTGAAGAACTGCTGGGACACGTCGAGGTGCCGGTTCGCCGTGAACTCCAAGGAAAACCCGACCCCGCCGAGGTTCTTATCCTCGGTGAAGGAAAAGTTGAGGCTCTCCATGTTGCCGTAATAAATCCAATTGTCGTACCGGATGGACAGGGCCCCGACGTGGAGGTGGGCGTTCGACTTCCCGACCGTGTCGTGGATGTACCCGTTGTTCCGATAGAAATGGACAAGGTTCATCATGTTCTGCCAGGCCAGGGAGTCGCGCTTGCTCGCGGCGTGGACGCCCCGCCCGCCGGAGATGAACGCCCCGCACACGGCGGTGATCGACACCTTCATCTGGTCCTCCCCCCATGCGTGAAGGAGGTATCCGTACCGCGTCCGGTCTTGGAACTGCTGGATCTTGGTCAAGGACACCCGAAGCGAGGTCGGGTTGACCAAAAGGACGAGCGGCGGGGCCTCGAGGATGGCGAGGAGCTGCCGTTGCGTGTCGGCGGCCGCCAACCACGACTCGTACGGCGGCGTCCCGACGGGGATGTCGGCGCTCAACGCCGAAAGCGGGACCAACCCGCCCCCCGCCGACGGAAGAATCCCGGCCTTCTTGACGAGGAACTCCTCGACGTCCTCGACGGCGGAAATTCCCTTTCCCATCATGCCGGCGATTTCCGACGAGGCGGCCAAGGACGACCGGGCCGCCTGGTAGGTCGCAAGCCCGCCGTTCGCCGTCCCGTAAATGTCGAGGGCCGGGACGCCGAGGTTCCCCTCCGCGGGGGCCGTCAGGTCGGCGAACACCGCCGGGGGTTCAATCTGGATGACGAACGGGGACATGTCGCGCAAGGTCGAATCGGACAACTCGACCTGGGTCGTCTCACGGGCCTCCCATTCGATGGCGAGCTCCGGGCCGACCGTGACGCCCTTGTAGGCGGTCGGGTCGGCGGGGCTTTGGACGACGACGGCGGCCAGCTTGGACCACGTTTCCCCGTAGCTCCCGCCCTTTTGCCCCCCGCCCTGGGAGGCGTTCTGCTCGGCGGCCTGGTCGAGCGTCTGTTGTTCGACGGCCATGGGTGCCTCCTACTTGATCCGTCGGCCGGCGTCGAGCCGGTCGGGGTCGAAAATGTCCGGGACCCCGTCAGGCGTCTCGTTCCCTTGCCAGAACCCGCCCTCGTTCGGGTTCCACTTGCCGACCGACCGGATGCGGAGGATCTCGCGCATCACGGTAAAGGACGCCGTGAACGTGAACTGGTAAGGCTTGGTAGCGTCCTCGGTGACGCCGAAGTCGGAGAATACCCCGACGTAGATGCCGCCGTCGAACGTCACCTTGATCGCCCCCTGGAACACGATCTTCCCGGTCACGTCGTAGACCGACCCGTTGTTGTGGAAAAGGGCCAGAAGGTCAAGATATTTGTCGTAGGCAATGGTCTCCCGGCGGTTCCCCTCCAGGTCGAGGGCGCCGGAGCCTCCGGTCACGTTAGACAGGCCGGAATAAAGGCGCATGAACCCGCCGGTCGCCCCGTCGAACTCAAGGGTGGAGATGCCTTCGCCCCAATGCTGCTCGACGAACCCGCCCTTCGTCTGGATGCGCTCGATGAGCTTCGTGTAGTTGACGGAAAAGGTGGCCGGGTTGACGTGAAGGACCATTTTCATGTAATCGGGCAGGACACTCGTCTCCTTGTCGGGACCGATGATGTCGAAAACGACGGGCTTGATCCCGAGGCTCTCGTTGGTCTCGTCGTCGGCCGACTTGAACGCCGACCGGAAAACTGGAAGCTGGTCCGGCATCCGTCATTCCCTCGTCACGGCAACGCCCCGGCGCGTTGGGCGTCCTGGATAACCTTCAGAGCGCCCCGCCCGGAATCGTAAAGGTTGAACGTGTTCGTCACGGCCCCGCCCGTCCCCCTGCCGTGGCCCTTCCGCCCGCCGGGGACCTCGACCCCGGGGACGCCCGCCATGGTCTCCACGGCTTCGATGCGGGCCCCCGTCGTCGCCCGGCGTCCGGCCACGTCGAGTGCCCCGCCGGGTTTCGAACCGACGATGGTGTCGGCCTTGTCGATCGGCAACATGTTCTTGATGCCGCCCCGGTCGTCGAAATGGGCGATGAAGTCCTTTGGGACCTGGCCCTTG